CTATCTCCATAGTCTAACGGGTCTGCTTTATATTCGGAATCTGCGTTTGACATTGAGGGTGTTTTTTCAGTCCTAGTGCCTAACTCTACCTTTTCTTTTGTGAAAGGATTTGTCACCTCAACGTGTGTGCAGTGTTGTTCTATATAATCATCTGCTACCTCTGGCCAAGTCTGTTTTACTAACTCTTGAGTTGATGTCATTAAGTCAGGCCAATTAATCTTAGTGCTAGGTTCTCTTATCAATGGTGATTTAAAGAATCTTCGTTTACCATCATCTTCATCCATTTCTAAAAACCCAAGCATTACTAAAGATTGTAACAAAGGATTTAAATTCTTTTGTGCAAATGGTAACCCTGCTGCTCTAGCAGCCTGCTGTAACTCTTTCATAGATAATTTTGCTACATCACTACTAACCATACCATAAGAATCCATTTCACTATCAGGTATCAGTTGTAATATATCTATGCCGTGCGAGGGCATCTGTAAACATTCTGTCACGAATGTATCTATGTATATCTGTGTTGCCAACCAGTTATGTTTTGGTGTGACTAAACCATATTCTACACCATCCTTTTCACAAGTCATTATTTCATCTGGAAAGAATCGTGCTACAGCGTTAATAATCTTTAGAAAGTAATGAACTTTACTTCTAGCTATTGGAAAGAGTGTTGGTATAACATCAAATAAGAAAGGAGCACACGGATTTCTAATCTTAACCGCAGCAGAATCATCACGACGAATAATACAATCAACTATATGGTCTTTTAAACCTTTAATATCTTCATCACTCATAGTTTGTAAATCACCATCAGGTTTAGCAATAGAACGTAACTTTTGTTTTAATACATCTTCTGTCTGCTTAACTGTGGGATTTGTGTGTGTAATCATATACCTACGTTCTAACTCAGCATCTAAAAACAAATTACCGCGTGTATTTTCAACTGCTTTACACATAAACACAAACTTTGGATAGAGTGTTTGTGTCCTAATATCTTGTATAGTCACATCAGTTCTTTTTCTTTCAGCAGGTCTATCGTCTGCCCACGTCTTTAATATTTCAATAATACTTTCAGGACATTTCTGTGCCTCTGGAATAGCAATAAATCGAGAACGATTTAATGTTTCCATATCATACCATAGGGCGGTGTCTGATAACTGTTCCAACACAGCATAAGGTATACCAGTATCTTCTAGTAATTCAAACACCGCATTCATTATTACTGTTTTACCAGTTCCACTGTATGCGTTAATCATAAAGTTAGTATCTTCTAACAAATATGCTAACGCTGCTGTCACTGCTAGCTTATCCTCGCCTATTATAGGAACAAGGTCGCCTTTTTTATTCTTTACATTGTGAAAGTAATTGACAAGGTCTTCAATTTGATATTTCTTACTCAAGTAATCACCATCACTAACATCATCCACATCATCATAAATAATGCGAATAACATATACCACATTGCTTCATTCATTTCTTCATTCATCTAAATTCTTTTGCTTTTCTTACGTCCAGCACTCCATTTTCTATTAATCTTATTGCATAAGACTTAATCGTACTATCATTTGAACGTGGTGATAACTCTTTTATTTTTATAAACAAGTCTATTAAATTAAAGGGTTGCCCATCATATTCAACTAATTTTAATGCTATTTCTTCTGGAACCTTCCACTTGAAATCCCTCACTTTGTTCTGATGTGGTGATAACGGTGAAGGTCTTTGAACTTCAGGAACATACATCTTCATATCATCAATCATTTCAACTTTATACCCATTGACTCTAGCACCTTTTAATGATGTTATTTTACCTCTTGTAAAAGCAAATATAAAATCACAAGGATTCTTTTCACTATCAAAAAGAGCAGAAAATGTTCTTTGTAAATAGGTGTGGGTTGTCAAAGTTGTGCTCAGATATTGTATGTTAGCATTTCCTTCTTCTATATACAGACCATAAGTATAGTCGTGTATTTGTGGTAATCCTGCCTCACAGTAATAACACTTATCACCGCGAGCTTGCCAGCAGTCCACTCGTCTCTGCTTCTTGGCGTCCCAATGCTTTAATCTATGCAAAGGGTTTACGTATGCAAATTGAGCAAGAGCAGTCATTGAGTCTGCAAGCCAGACCCTCTCACTTTTACCCGATTGCAACCAGTCGCTGTAACTACTCACTTTAGTCTTGTAGTTGTTGCTTTGCGCCTTCAGCACTGCGTTTGTATAGACGGAAGTAGGGTCTGTTTTTACCTTCTTCCCAGTAGGAATTCCTAAACATTACCACTTCAGTTCCGTCTGCGAGTTTTCCACCGTAGTAGATATCTCCTTTCTTGCTTTCATTTCGGAAGAGACCCGAGAGTTCTTCCAAACCATTGTTGTTGTTGTCAGCCATTTTTTTGCCTCCTTTGCTATGTATACTAAGACCCTATTTATACTTTGGGTTGCGTCTAATTTTACCCGTTCCGACCTCTACAATCCATTTCTGGCTGAGTAGGTCAAGATTGCCGGCTTGTTCAGCAGCTAACTTATCTTCAGTATACTCTTTTTCGATAGTTAACTTGTCTACTGTCGGCTTTAGTGCGACTAAACATTCACCACAATACCACTTAGTATTTATTATACGTGCGTTATATGCTGAAAATGTTGAGTCACCTTCTTTGATGGGTTGAGTGCACCATTGGCACTTACCCAGAAGCGTACCTTTACTTAATCCTCTACGTCGCATTAGTTAATCATTGAGTCCGCTGGGACTGCTGGTGTATCTCCTTCAAATCTTACTACAAGATGTTTGTCGCCGTGCAACTTCTTTAAATCTTTAGCAAACTTTGTAAAACATTTGAATACATCTGCTACTGATTCACCTTTAGACGTAGGAACTATTTCTAGTCTTGCTACACCTAAATTTAACACGTGTTTATTTCCCCCACGCAATGCGCTATTTTGTTGGTCTAGTTCATACATTCCCTGAACTAGCGCCATCCTTTCCATTTCTGTTTCCTTTTCCGGTTTCATTTCTTTCTGCATTTTCTTCCTCTTCTGGTTCTTCTAGCACCTCACGCAACCGCTGTGCGGCTGGCCAGATGACCTTGAACTCCTTATCCAAAAGGCCCAGTTTATATAAAAGCTTGTATAGCCCTTTACCCAAACCGACAGCCTCACTGACTTTATTGTCAACAATCTCGATGTCACCCTCGAGCTCTTTAAGTCTTTCCAGTATGTCATTAATGTTCTCAACGAAGGGCCACCAATCACTTGTAAGCTCTGCGTTTCTTATATCTATGCTTGTTTTCCATTGTCCGTGTGGAGTTTTCATCTAATCGCTTCCTTTTTTTTATATCTCTAATGTGGATATGCACAACGTTTCCGCTCTTGGGACTCTTATATGGTTTAATATTACCAAACCAATAGTCTTTACATACTTCATATGTCGGCTCAAGTCCGCGATTCATTACTTTTTGAATTAACTTATGTCTAAATTTAGGGTTGGATTTGTTCCAGCACTTTTTAAATCTATCCAAACATTGTTCCATCGTATATATTTTCCTCTTCTATTCCATCCGCTTCAGTTAATGTTTCAAACATTTTTTTGAAATCGTCACTTTCGTTCATTTCTTTCATTTTACCTAATCTTTGTTCAAAGAATTTAATATAAGCAAGAAGAACAATACAGTCCCTTTTGCTCATTTTGTAACTAGAATCTATTATACTCACACCTTGTGGTATACTAAATGGTGTTATTGTGTTAAATATTTGTATCCATTTTTCATAAACTGCTCTTTCTGTGGGAGTTTTAATTAAAGTATCCACTCTCAAATCTTCTTCTGGGTCTTCCAGCATTTTTTTGAATTCGGATATAATAGTCATTGTTTGTTATCTGATTGTTAGTTTATATAAGTATCGGCGTTAAATCCCATCGTAATGGATTAGATATAGGTGGTAACTCAGTTGCTAACTTTTCTACCTCTGCCCATTTAACTGATTTTTTAGTTGTATCATATAACTTTTCTACGTCTTCAGGTTTAACAGCAAAACATCTTTTATTTCGTGGTTTATCCTTTCTTATTAAAAAATAAGATTGACCACCGTGTTCTCTTACCTCTAAAGCAGCATCCACTTGATGTTTAGGAATAGCACGTTTCTTATTATAATACAAAGGAAATGAAGTTTCTCTTTTGCTAGTCTTACATTCAATAAGAACGGGAACTCCCGATTTAATCATCATAAAATCTCCGGGTTGCTTTTCTGCAATAGCTTGTTTAACGAATCTAGACACATCATTTGTATCTTGTATTCTAAACCAAAAACAATTAACTTCATTCAAAGATTTCCTTACTTCTGCTTCAAAATTCTTTCCCGTGTCAACTTTTCCCATTAAAAATCCCCCAAAGTGGTTATACTCATCAATTTTGCGGCTATATTAAAATAACGCTCATTTAATTCTATACCTATACTATCTCTCTGTAATTTGTGAGCAACTTCACACACTGTGCCGCTGCCTACAAAAGGGTCAAGAACTATATCACCCTCTTTAGTGCTTGATTTTATACACCTTTCTGGTAATTCAAACGGAAACACTGCTACGTGTTCACCTCTATATTGACGGGGTGTTATCCACCATACATCTCTTGCATTCTTTTCTGTGCCGTCTTTGTTTTTTTCTTTTGCTTCTTCATAATTATAATAATATTTCTTATTTTTTGAAAATAAAAAAATGAATTCGTGTGCTCGTGTAGGTCTATCTTTCACTGGTTCTGGAACTGGATTTGGCTTTGCCCAAATTATATCACTTCTCAGATACCACCCAGCTTCTCTCATAGCAAATGCTAACATCCACGGTATACCTACTAAGTCCTTCGGTTTTAAGTTATCACCTTGTTTCTTGTGGTTTGCTGAACGTCTGCCTTTTAAATCACTGCCAACATTACCTGAACCAGACCAAGACTGACCGACGTAGCAATCTCCTATGTTTATCCATACAGTGCCATCGTCTTTTAACACTCTCTTTATCTTTTCAAATAATATAACTAAATTCTCAATATATTTTTCAGGTGATGATTCTAATCCAATTTGTTCATCTGCTCCGTAGTCACGCAGTCCCCAGTAAGGTGGAGAAGTCACGACAGTTTGCACAGATTTGTCTGCTAGTGTTTCAACTACTTCTATGGCGTTTCCTTGTAAAATGTTTATCTTTGGCATTTACTCACGTTTCCTTAGCCGTGATGTTAAAGCAATCTGCCACAAAAAATAAAAGAATATGAATACGATTATATCCCAATTCATTTCCACCTCGTTCTTGTTCTTACGAGCTGTCTACAATCAGGGCAACGGTTGATAGATTTGTCCCAGATAGATGTGCATATTGAGCACCAATTCCAGTTGTCATAGCCACCTGTTGTAAATCGTGGTCCTATAGGGCATTTATCTCCGTTTTTAAATACTCTTGTCATTTCTTTTTCTTTCCTCTGAGCTTATTCTCTTTCATAATTTGTAAAATTTGTGAAGCAGTCGGTCTACGTCTACCATATTTCTTACGAATTAATTTTCTAATTTCTCTGAATCGCTCGTCTTTGTCCATTTTCTAAACCAATTCCTTTGTGCTATTCTCACTACAAATCTAAGCAGGGCAAAAGAATATGTTTTATTTAATTTAATCCTGCCGTTTATAGGTCGAGCATCCTCTGTATCGTTAGGGGAATTTAATCGAGTGACTATGACTATTGTTTTCTCTTCGTCATCCCACTCAAAGCTAGCAAATTTCAGTTCACGTTTAATTTTCATTTGAATACCTCAATTATCTATCTGTATCTATTATATAAAGGTTATCGTAGCTGTTCTAACTTCCATTCTTCCTTTGTATAATCTCTGCAATACCAATTCCTACTGTAATGTATATCCCATCGACAATCATCACAGTAAATACGTTGTAATCCTTTACAAGGTGTCACTTGGTTAGAGCAAAGATAACACTTACTCAATGTAGTCCCACCACGGCTCTGATTCGCCCCATATATCTTGGCCTTCATATATTTTGTCTAGCAATCTCATAAACAAAAACATAATTGCTATTATAACTTTATATCTTCTCTTCATTTTTTCTCCCTATGTATTTCACTTCCCATAACGGCATTGTAAAAAATGACATCTCATCATTTGCTCGTTTAATGTTCATTCACCACACTCCTCGCAACACTTGTATCTCTCCCTATAAGCAACACAACTTTCACAATTACAATTTAAACACATATCAGTCATTTATCTGCTCCGTAGGCCACCAGTATGGGTAGCTTTCAATTTCATATGTTGTATACTTTATTGGTTCGTCAAAAATGTCGCTATAATAATCATAGTCTTTACGTAATAGATTCATACGGTGTGATTTGTGAAACTCTGCTCTACCAAGCCAAGGGGGTAATTTAAAATCATTAGGTGTTTTATAAAACTCCATTGTGTTGTTATATCCACGACTTATCCATTCCTTTATCATAGCATTAGCATATCTTTTCAAACAATCTTCATATCCTTTCCACATTAATACAGCAGGATGTGTTTTCCATCCTTTCTTATCATATGAGGGGTCTAATGCATTTAATATTTGTTTAGCTTCAACACGTTGTTTGCCTAATCGTTTGTAATCTAAACATTTAGCACTGTCTTCAAAACTTCTAAACGGTAAGAATGTCTGCATTATCCCAAGCACTCCATACACATACACATAGAATATAATTTACTGCATCCATCTTCAGGGTCTACAGTGTAGTATCCTTCCTTTATCATACTCTTTAACCAAGCGTCTTGTTCTTTCAAAGGCATTTGGTAATGTATTATAGCTGCAATATTGTCGATATAATCTTTCAATATCTCATTTTCTTTTACTAATCCTTTCACTTCAACGGTAAGTCCCCCTGCCATCTCAGCTAATTGCACACATTTTGCTCTCACTTCTTGTTCATTCATCGTCTATTACCTCATAATATAGACTTGTGTCAGTATCTATTCTTCCACAGCATCTACACTTAGGTAGACCTGTGTGTCCATCTGCTTCATACATTTCATTAAATTCTTTTCTTGTTATTTTATTCATTTATTTCCTCTGCATACTTAGTATGCTGTTTTATATTTCTCCATATAAAATATAATATAGCTAGTATAGGTCCGTCAATCACTGCTATAAATATAATCCAATCTGTTAATGTCATTTTGTAAAAAAGAAATATGTTTTTAACATCTGACAGGTTGGACAATCTACATTGCTACCTGTGCATTTGTTTTCACAGTATTTCACACCCATCCCACTAACCTCGTGTGATGTGCTCGACCATTACTCTTGAATTCGTCTACTCCATCGGTCCAAATTGACGTGTGCCTATCTTCAGTCCATATCATACAATCGCTACAGTAATAGTGCGCTAGTATATCCATATCGAGATTGCCTTTGTCAAACTTGGCCTGTTGCTTACATTTAGGACAATTACGGATTTGGGTCATAAGACTCCCCGCATTCCAAACAACACCCCATCAACAACTCCTTGCTACAACAAGGACAGTTATCGTAGAGTTCTGCATTTCGTTCTCTTTCTCTTTCACTCATTTCTTTTCCTTTTTATTCTCACCTTTTTAACAGGTGCTATAATCTTATTAAAATCTATAAACCTTCCTCCCTTCTCAGCGCTAGGTGGTAAGGTATAACCTTCATATGGTATTTTAGTTGCTCTCTTCTTCATATAATCCTTGTTTGTATTTTTTAATACAGTTTTTACAATTAACTTGTAAGATTGTATTATGTTTAGCAGTTCTTGCTTCTTGGTGGGTCATCTCGTGTCCACATAATGTTCTTCCTCTTTGAGCATTATAAAGATGTCGTCTACGCATTGTCCTCTTCTGCTCTTAATCGTGCCACTAATCGCATCAAATCGTTCTGTATCCCTTGTAAGTAATACAGCGTCATCTCTATCTCATCGAGAATTGTTTCTTCTGCATCTAAAACAGTATAATCCTCGCCATCATCTAGCGCATAACCGATTATAACTTCACCATCTATTGATGGTTTGTCTTTTCCACAGATGTAATCTAGCATTTCTTCTTTAGTCTTTTTCTTTTCGCTCATTTTCTTCCTCTTCCATTTCAATTAATTCATCTTCAGTTATTTCTGGGTCTAGCATTGTATCATCAAATACTACAGGTGATACAGAAAAGCTATTGTCCCCCATTTCGGTGACTGACTCACCTACTATTTTCTTGGTTCCTAATCCAATAGTTCCACCTAATGTGAATTGACCCATCGGTGTTCTCTCAGCATCATCCTCGTGGTATGACATTCTCTCATCCATCAAGTCAAAGAATACGTCATTATCAAACATATCTGCTAACAATTCTGCCCATAGCCTTGCCATATTTCTCTTTTTTCTCTTCATATCTGACCTCGTAGGTGGGAAGAGCAGAAAAAATACATCGCTACAATGCAAACAAACAGGTGCAATACTATTTTGCTATTTTCATCTTCCTGTTTTACTACGAATCTGCTTCTTCCCATTAATCTAATCACTCTCGCTCCTATTTAAATATTTGGTAATATCGTCATCACTAAGTGCTAATATTGGTGTGTTGGGTGGTATAATGTGCAGTGGTGATGGTGTATTGTGAGCAACGTGCCACCAAGTTAACACTTTACCTTGCGACCACGCTAAAAAACCACATCTTGTTGGTTCATTGTATTGTGTTAAAGCTACACTCCACTCACTTTGTTCTAAATTTAATATAGAGTAAATAGCAGCAGTGCGTCTAATCCATTGTTTGGCGGCTTGAAGCCGTTGTGACATATGCTTTTGTGCTCCTATCTTTTCTGAGTGTTTGCATTGTGATTTGAATCTTTGAAAATCTGATAACATTGAACTGTGAACAAGCACTTCTTGTGGTTCATATACCTCTATTGCTCTGTTGGTCCACTCGGTTCGACCTGTCATAATAAAAAATGTATTGTTGTGGCTGTGATGTATTGGGTATTTTAAATCAGGCCAACGACATCTTCCACTTCTATACAGCACAACATCTCCTGTGATTGTATTGTCAAGAATACCATTCCAGAGTTTAACTAAATGCTCTCGTTTAATCTTTTCAGATTTTGCGTTCGTATCAACTCGGAATAGCTTATGAGGGTTGTGTCTGAATACAGTTGGTCGTTTATTAACATAAGCTAATGTTGCCCAGTATCCAGCATTGTCAGAAATATACATATCATCTTGATTTGATGAAACTATTCTCCCTACCCAGCTAGCTTCAATAGCATTGAAGTAAAAAACTCTCTGTTCGTCAGTCATAGCTCGGATTGCGTCTGTGTTTGTTATTGTTATTTCCATAATTAATCAGTATTTACGGGGTAAAGAGCTAACTGTGAGCCACGCCCAAAGTAGACTCAGCGGTTGACTTGTCAAAGGTGAGAAACAAATGCCTTAGCATTGTGTAATGAATTCTGTAGTGGCCACTCATCATACCGCAAAACCATATACCCAGCCAAAAGGGTGCCACACTCTACGGACAATGCTTTAATCAACCAAATTAACTCTTTACCTATCCGCTTACTTTCTTAACCTCCGTAGTAAATTTTTGTCTTTTCTGCTGAATCTTCCTAATTTATTCCTTTTCCTATTTTCAGCAATCTTATCATATACACCTCTTACTTTCATTTCTTCAAGCCGGTTGGGTGTTTGACCTATGTATATTCTTTTACCTTGCTCATTTACAAACGTAGCTGTTTTGTATTTAGTTTTAATCAACTCGCTTGAGAACCACTCATTGTGGCAACCCGAGCATCTGTAGAAATCTTCTACTTTTCTGAGGTTATCACCTGTCTTATCTAAGCACTCGGGACAATCTAACTTTACATTACCGCTATGTTTTTTACTAATGCCAATCACCTTCACCGTATTCATACAAGCTTGTGTATTCTTCTAGCGACTTAATGTCTACTAATGCATCAGGTCCATCACTACGCACTGTGACATATCGACCGATTACAGCCAACTCGTCTGGGTGCTGCAACATTGCATCTGTCATTCGTATTGATTTCTTGGATTTAGTCAATTCACAGTGGACATCGTGCAATTCATCTAATACCATAAAGCCTTCTATACGCTCTACTTCATTGATTACTAAGCACAGTTTATCTTCTGCGTCATCTAAAACATCCCAATCATCTTTTGCTTGGTTTGATGTATAATATGTGACTCCACCTTCAACTTTCTTAGTGTATCCACTGTAATTGTTGTATGCACCCCAGCCATACGAACTGTATGCGTGAGATGGTTTATACTTAACTTGGTCTGGATTTGCGCTAAGATGACGTTGCATAGTAGGAATTAATGTTTGCTTGAGAAATGCAACTGAATTACTTAAGTCTTTAAAAGACACATATTCACTTCCACTGTGGGCATTGTAATAACCTGCAGCTAGATTGATACCATTAATCTCTAATGATACTACACCCTCGCTGACATCGGATATTGAACCCGTTGAAGTTTTCCAATTTGCATCTAAATTATCTAGCATAGTTGTAATATCGTCAGATGACAATTGATAGTCGCTGTTAGTTGTAATGATTTCGTCATTACCACGTCTATCTACTGTGACCCAGAATATACAATCAGCGAAATAGTCTATATGCTGATTCATTGCGTGTCTTACTCCGTTGCATCCTGTTTCTTCTGCTACTGTTAGTAGGCCGGTCAATGGAATTTGAAAATTCCTATCGGTTATTAATTTCAATACAGCGAAAACACCGCATTTATCATCGCCACCAATCACTTGATTGTTTTTGCTTTTAAATACTATGTCGTCTGCGGTTTTGAAAATGCCTACATCAGCAACTGCGTTCGCCACTGTGTCCATATGAGCATTAACAATGATACGGTTATCTCCTTCAATATGGTTTTTGAAGTAAATATTACCGACACTGTCAATCTTATGCTCTATTTCGTGGGCGGTCAAGTAATTACTGACATACGCTACCATTGCGTGCTCGTCACCAGATGGTGAATAGATTGAAAACATTTCTCTCAGCAACTTAATGTCTGAAGGCTTGTTTTGAACCTTGAACTTAGTCAGTTTACTTTGCTTTACTTTAACTGGTGCTTCTTTTGGCATATCAATAATTACTTCATCATCAGTAATTGTGAATGCTTTATCTACGCCAGTGTTTTTGCGTTTACTGCTCATTTTCTTTTTGTTTTACCTCGATTATTTCGATGTTATGCGCTCGAATTCTTTCTTGCGCTGCGTAAGTGGAATGTTTTAAGCTACTGTTTCTTATAAAATGCATAGAAGCAGACTCATCTTGATAATAACAATATTCTGCTTCGTCTGTATGTGGTTTTTCTAACCAATAAGGTAGCCACCAAGCGGTAGCTAATTCTTTTTCAATAGGCTTAAATGTAAAATTAGAACTGTCTGCGACATAGCTCTTAATTGATGAGTCGTGTCGTGAATACTTGTGAACTGCTATGTGAAAGTCTATACCTGCTTCACCAAATGTTTCTACACCGAATTGATGTAAGCATTTGAATACTGATACATAAATATCTTTCTTAGCTTGTGTTTGTTCTGATAAATATAATCTTGATGGTGTAATGTAAATAGGTGCTGATTTGTCTTTCCAATCATCCTTGTAAAACTTTACAACTGAGCGACCTATGATGTGGTCATCGTGTTCGTCATACACCAGCAATAATAAATGTGGATTAGTTAGCATATCCATCATACCGAAAGCATATGATTCGTTATTGTGGCTAACTTGGCAACTACCAACTGTTTCGTTGAATCTGCTCCACTCTTTCATTAGACTAGCATCGAAACCAACACGAACAGGTAGTTTGATACCGCTTGAATTAGTTTGATACTGTTGTAATAAAGGCCAATATGTGCTATTGTCGTCATAATAACCGGGAATACGGTTTTTGTATGAGCGATTGAAAATATTATTTAATAATTTACGCAAGTCAGCGCCTTCATTAGTTTTGTTGTGTCTTAATTGATGCGTCATTTTTCTTACATCAACAAAGTCCAAATTGAAACGTAGCCATTCGTGGCCTAATTGCTCCATTGACAGGTCTTTGCCTGCTCGAACACTTGATTCTTTCTTATCGTAATACTGAATACAGCTTGAACACACGTCACGCAGTGGGTGATACAGCCCATATTTTCTATGTTCTACAATAAATAAATTATGGCTAATCATATCACGCAAATGGTGAGCAAATTTCTTATAGTGCTCTGATGTGACTTCCATCTCAGAGCGCCAGAAACCGTAATCGCTACCGTATCCGATATGTGACTTCATTAAATACAAATTGCTAGATTCATATGACTGATAATGGCCATAGAATTGCTTTTTGAAACTATAAATTGACTTTTCGATAGATGGCGATGATTGTTCTGAGCCAAACTTTCGATAGTGCTTGTCTAAATTAACTTTGTTATTTGAAGTAAAAGCGTCATCACTAATGTGGCGCTCACGTTTGTTATAACAATCGTAGCACTGTTGTGAATCTTCCCAATAATCAGCATATACCTCATTCATATAGATAGAGCAACCACAATTACAACACGAGTCTGCTTCATAATCACTTGCATAATCGCTGTGAACTATTGTGCCACCGTAGCTATAGTATTCTTCTCTGTTAAAATTAAAGTATTCATCGCTGGATTCACAGATGTGGTATTCATCATCAATACAGCTTTGACACACTGCATCACCGTGAATGTCTGTTGTGCTCTGATTATAACCAATATATTCGTCAGAACAGTTATCACAGCACCACACTTCGTCATAGCAATCTGAGCAAACGTCACCGTGTGTTGAAGTGCTGTGCATAACTTCATCAGCTTCTACTGCTTCGCTACAGTTGGGGCATTTACATTGCTCTTCTTCTTCAGGCATTGCTATTCACTTCCCATTCCAGCATTTGATTGCTCAATAGCAGAACGGCACTTTTACAACCGCTCTGAGTATATAAACTTATGGTAGCTGCGAGCATTTCTCTCACTGCTACAGCATTTGCGGGGAACCCAGCAACCGGAGTTGAGGCTTGAACGAACCTATATTTTGCTGCTGAATTCCTTTCCGCTGTGTTCATTAATATTTGTAATTAAATCCTAATCCTAGCATATGTCTGCACCACTGCTTGAAATTATACCAAGTCATTAGCGACGACCTCTTTTATACAGCATTCCATCAACTCGTGATTTATCTGCATCATAGCGGGCTTTACCGCTGACTCCACCTGTGTTGGTGCTAGTATATCCACCCTCTGAGCGGATTCTTCTTAAGATAGCTTTTTGGTTGTTTGAATCAATAAGACGTAGCGCATCTAATAGCTGTCGGACAAAGGCACCGATAGCTGCAGGATGTGTCATCTCGCTGTCGTCAAACCAAAACGTAGCCATCTCTTCCAGCCCTTGACGTAAAGGCTGGTCGTTGTCATCAAGACCTAGCAAGGGCGTTCTGCCATCTAGCGAACGGTGCCAAGCTAGTAATTTGTGGATTTGCTCCATTGTGACTTGTTGCTCCATTTTTTAACTCCAGCAATTGATACTTCGTAAGCACAATTGCAACTTTACAACCGCTCTACATATATAAGTCTATGGTAGCTGGAAGCAAAAATCGCGGCACTGTAGCGAAACCATCCTGCTAGATATGCTAAGTAAAGTATATTCTAAACTATATTATAGCTTCGCTTAGTAAGTGCTTATTAACATTACTTAAGTGCTAAGTAATTACTATTGCTTAGTATATGCTATATCTATGCGGATACTTAAACTTAGCTATTACTAATATACTGAAGATATTGCCTTTCGTGTGCTTCTTTCTTCGCACACACACAAACCAAACCAGTTCAGCAAACTAGAACCACAGTTTAGGTTCATTATTGTTAAAAGAGCATTGATTGCATAACGCTATCCCCCAAATGGTCAAGCGATTGTTTCTCACGAGGGCAGACCGCTGCAGCGCTATGTGCTACAGCGTAAGTTTCTCACCTCGGCAGACCGCTACAGCACTATATGCTCAAGCATTCTCACCTAGCTCGAGCAGTCTGCTGCAGCATTTAAAAAAAGTCAAGGGTGCCCCCCGAGCGCAGAGAGGCGCACCGTAGCTCTTTTTCTTTAAAATTTATAGAAATCTCAGAGAGCAGTTTTCCAGAGGGACAAACGAACGAAACCCTCAGACTTGCTCAGGTCTATTTTTTTGCTTATCGACGCTTCCGATTTAGCAGCTTAACTTTACTTCCAGCTGGGTTCCATTAGCTTATTCAGTTTCCTGAATTGCTCAGAATGGGATGCAACTTTAGTGTTTTCAAACAGATGATTCATCTGCTCATAGACATCTTCCTCAAGCACTTTTCTTCCGAAAATTCTGCATTGGAAAATCTTGCTATCTTCTTTTATGTAATTGCTAACTGAATCAGTTTGCCATCCACCGGACTCACTATTCCAGCGACCGCCGAGAATGGTCACAAATTCACCTTTAGCAACTGCAACTAATTTCTTTTCTTCTTCGCTCATTTTTTTTTCCTTAATAATTGTGGGGCACTAATTCTTGAAGCGCAGTGCCCGTATCGCTAATCGTCTACTAGCTTGTTTACTTTAGCAGTCAGTGTGTGGCCCTGTAGCCAGACTCCTCAGCTGTTTCAACTCCAAGTTAGACAGCGCCTTTTGTGTAAGGCTTGATTCCTGTATGGGGGCTTTTGGCGGGTTATTTCTTACCGCTCTTGCCCTTAGAGGTTGACTCAGGTAGTTTGATACCAAGCGATTCTAATGCCATAAAAGCAAGCTCCTTTAATTCTGTCTCAGGGACAGACTCAACGAATGCTTTCTTCTCGGTATTATCTGCTTTGGTTAGTGCAACACCAGCCTTCTCTCCAACTGATAATCCAGATTTAAGTTCTTGTCTCATCACAGCGCCGAGTGCTTTGTAGAATGCATCGTGCTCACTATCTTTTGATAGTTTGCTGATTGCAGTTCCCATAGCTACTCTGCTACCGTGAGGACGACCCATAAATCCAGCCTTTCGTAGGACAGCGTCAAATGCCTCATAGGACATACGAGCATAAGATAGAGGTTGTTTACTCATCTTTATGTTGTGTATGGTTTCTATACAGGGTATTAAATCAAGTCAGCAGACTCAACTGCTACCCTTGACTTAATCGTGATAGGGAGGTTCCTCCAGCAGGTCTGTTTACCCTCTTTACTCTGAGTTGTTTTTGCCTCCGCTAATATAACGAAGTATCGAAAAGCAGTATTAATTTCATTGGACTATTTTAGTCAGGTTTCAATTTCCCCGCCCCTTGCACCTTGTGGATTTTACAATACCAGCAGTGACTTGTCTTAACTGTATGTCTTACTGTTTTGGGACTTTCTGGCGACCTACCTATAAGTGGTAGTCTACTTACGTAGTTTGCATTGTAGCAACTTACGATACCCTAGCAAATATATATAACTTTGCATAGTGCTCTACTATATACAATACCCTCTTTAACACCCTAAAAACATCTAAATCCCTTATATAGCATACTCTACCCCCCGTCTAAACTTCTCTTTAAGATACACAATTAGTTCCCCCACCCCTTTAAACAAATCGAGGTAAATTTTGAAATAGTACCCTTTACAAATATATAGTATGAACCAATGCCCAAAGTGTAGGTCCCGCGCTATTTTTGTACATTACGATGGAACCTCATATTGTACGAGATGTAAGTAATTGCAAAAAAAATTGGGGCTAAATTTTGAATCCTGCCCCACGGATTGTTTACTTAGTGTTATTGAGAGCAGTCTTAACTTTTCCCTTAACTAAGGTTTTTAGTTCGTCGTCCTTTTCATCCCAAGCAGTTAGAATTACATTCTTAAGAAGTTCATCTTTTACTTGTGCCTGAAGTGTTTCATCCAGTTTTTGATAGGCGACCTTTTGCGCTTTGGTTAGATTATCCTCTAACAGTGCTTCAATTTGAGTGTCGTACTTTTTCAAATACTTATTCAATATTGGCATAACCGCAGCTTTGAGTGCAGGATTTGTATAACATACAAACGCAACCAAAGCTCCGACACAAGCCAATAGTGCAAGCACCATAGGTTCCTCTAACAAACCACTTTCTTCTACTGCAGTAACGACATCTAATGTCATATTATCTGCAGTGTTGTTATCTGTTTCGTTAGCCATTTTTTTTCCTCGCGAGTATTGAGGTCGCGGTTAGGTTCGTATAAATCTTTTTCGACCAACGCGCGGCCCTCAGTAATTGAATACTCCGTCTTTGTATTTAAAGATTACTTTCTACGTTTCTTTTTAATTTCAGGTTCACAAGGCTTTTGATAGAACGCACACCACTCACATAAATTGTTTGGTTTCAATTCATAATTATCTTTATCAAGTCCCTTTTCTTTTAAAGAGTCGTGAACTCCCCTGATTAGATTTTGTGCTTCCTCTACTTCTGCAGGAGTGATTCTAACAAAATACGATTCGTCATACCGTAACCAGTCTATACCCGCAAAGTGTGGCATTGTGCCAGTATCATTATAATACAAAAACGCGTAAATAATCAATTGCCGGTAATAATCGTCAGGCAACCAGTGGCCATATCGTTTACTAGTTTTATAATCAACGATTGATATATTTTTTTCAAAGTCTTGGACAACACTATCTATAATGCCCATTATTTTGTGTTCTTTATTGTGAACTCTTTGTTCCGCAAATTTCGGTTTAAGTTGGTTAAGGGCCATCCAAGGAGATTTCGCAACGCCCCAATCAACTAATTCCTCTAACTTCTTTTCTATCTTTGCGCAAAAGTTTACTAACAGTTGAATAGTTTCCCTTTCCATAACGTCTGCATCTATGTTAGGGTCATCGAATAACCAAGGCATTTTTTGTTTGCGTTCTGCCCACCTCTTTCTAAATTGAAGTAATGCCCATTCTTGAGGTTCACCATCGCGCCAAAGAGTAGGACTTTTAAATTTCTGTTCAAATATATTTTCTAAAATATCGTGAACTATGGTGCCGCGGAAAAGATGGAGTGTCAACTTATCCGGTAACTTTTCTATGTATTTGTAATAGAATGCCCGAGGACATTGCAAAAACAAATTTATTTTTGAGGGAGACAAACGATGTTCGCTTGGTTCCCAATCGTCAGGCCTAATGGTTGCGCCACTGTCATCAACAGTCACAGTGTACGTTGTATCAGGCGAGTCTTGTATTCCTTTCATTTTTTTAACATACCCACACAGTATATAAAACCACCACCCCTTACTTAGTATATACTATACATAGATATATCTTAGCTTAGAAATATACTTTAGCCTTTGATGTGAAATAAACATACCGTATTTTCAACATAGCTTTTATATAATAAAATCGCTAAATTATTCTTATGGCCCACGATGACTATGGTGCTATCAATGTAATATCGGACGAGGAACGCGAGTTATTAGGCATTGGTGGAAGTAAAAAACCAGACGAAGAAGAAGAAGGAGTCTTCGAACAAATAGGTAAAACCGCAGATAAAATTGGAGAGACAAAGTTAGGCCAAAAAATCGGGTCTATTCTAACTGTCATTATCTTAGCAATGTTTGGTAGTGGTACCGCGGATTTAAGTATGTTAGAAGATTTATGGGGAGAAGAAGATATAGGACCTGTCGGTGGTTGTATGGATGCTGGAGCAGTTAATTTCAATCCAAAAGCAACCTTTGATAATGGAAGTTGTGCTTTTCCTCCACCAGTGATTTATGGATGTACTAATCCGGATGCTGAAAATTATAACAAGGAGGCAACTCACGATAATGGGCGTTGTCAATTTCTTGGCGGCCCCGGAGAAAACAATACAGGTAACAATGAGACACAGACTAACGAGACAATTTATGGGTGTATGGACATAGACGCAGAGAACTACAACGACAGAGCCGAAGAGGATGATGGGACTTGTGAGTACGAGGAATACAATTGTACAGTTAATCAAACTTATTTTTACAACGGTATGCAATATGGAAACTACTCTAGGGAAGATAATACCCTCAACATCACAGTAGATATAGACACAAATTGCGACCAAGAAGATTTGCCTGTGATGGTGACATTCGACGTTGGGCACATCAAGGTAGAAGACAATGAAACTGTATGGAACGGATATATGTGGACTGACCATTTCTACAACGTAACAGGTTGGGAAGCTGACGAGTACACAATGACTTCGGGTCCAGAATACTTTACAGAACCTTATACAGGATGGTATATGATATACGTTAATCTTTACGCAGATTACGGTAGTAATGGCACTTATGAATGGGTCAATTACTTTTACATTCCTGAGATAATATTGGAGGAAGAATGAAAGCATCAGATATGCTTGTTCTAACCAATATGTTAAGTAAAATTTTATCAGATGTAGATGATTTGAAAATGTTAATAAAGAAGCAAAGCTTTAAAAACTTTGAAAATAATTATAATGGAGAAGATGAGTGAACGAATGGTTATTGTTAATGTTAGAGGTGATAGCAGCTGTCACTGCTTTTCTGGGTATGATTATATGCCTACTGATGGTGATTGTTGCTGTAAAACGAATTGTGCCCAAACGAAGAATGCCCAAAATAAAAATACCAAAGAAGGAAAGGAGGACTGAGAAAATGAGTAAAGAAAAAGGAGAAGGAATAACATTCAACGACATTTTTATGTTTATGATTGCTGTACCGTTAGTTTTACTCTGGGTTGGGTTTGCAGGTTTCGTTATACATAGCGGACTTAATGACGCAGCGGTTCTTGAACAAATTGAAGGATATACAACTTTAATAGCTATTTTAGGTGGGCCAGCCCTTCTAATTATTAAAGATGCACTTGACGTTTGGAAACAAGAACAAGCAGAGAAAACAGCTTTCTATAAAGTAAAAGCTCAAGCAGTTATTGATTATAATGATAACGTTTTGAGACAAGCACAAGATATAGAAACTAAATCGCAAGAACACGAACATAAAATGCAAAGTAAAAAATGACCGAAACGTTTATATGTCAACATCTCTTAATTTAAATTAGGTGACTGATATGGTTAAATGTGAATATTCAGGTTGTGGGGGAGAACCCTCATATGCAGATTTTAAAAACGCTAGTAAATGGCCGTGTTGTGGCAAAGTAGTTAATCTAAGATTAAACTTTCCTGCTGCACCAAAGCCAACACCGGAACCTGTAGTGGCTCCGGCACCTGCCAAGAAAAAGGCAGCACCAAAAAAGACTAAAAAGTCAAAAAAGAAATAAGGTATAAATATGGCACCAAAAGATAAAAAATTAGAGTTCTACAATGGAAAACACGATGGTTCTGTGTCTCCTATAGGATATGCAAGTGAAGAAGATAAAAATCCGAATCTAGTAGCAATTGATGGGTTGAAAGATATGCCAACCTACACATCAAAAACTACTGATGGTAAAGTCAGTTCAGGTAATTAAAGATGAACGATTTTGAAGGAGAACAAGTTCTAAAAGAATTAAAAGAACTTAAAGACCAAGTATCTGGTTTGCATCAAGTTGTAGAAGTATTAGAAACGTTGCTACACGATTGTTGTTGCGACAATAAAGATGGCAAAAAAGAAAAAAAGTAATCCAAAGAAATGGATTCAAAGCGCAGTTAAAAGACCCGGAGCATTTACAGCAAAGGCCCGTAAAGCAGGAATGAGCGTGAGTGCATACGCTACGAAAGTATTAAAAAAGGGTTCTAAAGCAGACGCAAGAACTAAAAGACAGGCCCGTCTTGCGCAAACTTTTAAAAGAATGGGCAGTAAAAGAAAAAAGAAAAAGTAGGAGTGTGAAATAATATGGCTAAAAAAGGATTATATGCAAACATACACGCAAAGAGAAAAAGGATTAAGGCAGGTAGCGGTGAAAAGATGAGAAAGAAAGGACAGAAGGGTAGACCTACTGCTAAAGCTTTTAAGAAGTCAGCAAAGACAGCTAAAAAAAGAACATATAAAAGGAAGAAGAAGTAATGGCACCTCGTAAAAAGAAAACTGCTAAAAAACGAAAAAAAGGTAAAGCTATACGTAAAACAACTAAAGGTAAGAATGCTAATTATAGACCAACGAGTAAAGGCGCTGGTATGACAAAGAAAGGTGTAGCTGCATACAGAAGGAAGAATCCGGGAAGTAAATTAAAAACAGCAGTTACAGGTAAAGTTAAGAAAGGAAGTAAAGCAGCTAAAAGGAGAAAATCCTTTTGTGCAAGAATGAAAGGAGTTAAAGGACCAACTAGTAAAGGCGGTAAGTTAACTAGAAAGGGTGCAGCGTTAAAACGATGGCGTTGTTGATATAATGGAAGATAAAGTAGAAGAATATGAAGCTCGGTTACGCAAAAGAGTAGGTGAAGGAGAGTATGAACGTCATAAAGAACTTGTTATGTTGTTGGCACGTAATCTTGCAATTGAAGACGTGCTTTGGGAAGAAATTCTTATACATATTCGGAATTTTGACGTACGAACAAAGTTATTGCGGGAAAGAAATCAAATTGTTAAAGATATTCATACTGAGTTTCGTTCTCTTAACATTGAGATACCTACTTTAATAGAAACAAAGACCGAAAACTTTATGAACTTCTTAGGAGACTTAGAAAACGATGACAGCGATAAAGAACGAAACGAAAGAAATCAAAGCGACATTACAGGGTAATAACAAATTTGACTCTGTTGAATTAGAAAAATTCTTTGAAGAAATCCGTAAGGATGAAAAAAAGATGGAAAAACTAATTCGTTCTTTTTGTGAAACATATTTAGTAGATGCACAACAAAGACCATTAAGATTAAGACCTTTACAAATATCAATTGTTGTTAAAGCCCTTACACATCCTAACGGGAATTCAAAAAAGCAACGAAAGATGGCTATTTTAGCACCACGTGGTAGTGGTAAATCGTGGGCATTGTCTATTGCTGTAGTTATTTGGATGTTTTTCCGTAGATTTAGAGACCTCGTTTTTGTTATTGCACCTACTGAAGACCAAGCTGCATTAATTTTTAACTACGTATACCGTCACTTCCGTGATAACACTTTTTTAAATTCGTTAGTAGGTGCATATAAATTACACAATAAACCTTCAATTAAAATGAAAGGTGGTACATTATTAAGAAGAGCACCAATTGCGCCTTCAAATCAAGGTCAAGCTATTCGTGGACAGCATCCTACCTTCCTTGTCGTCGATGAAAGCCCTTTAATATCTGACGAACTATTTGTAGATAACGTAGAACCTGCAATTGTAGCCAATAAAGCGCCCTTTATCAATTTAGGCACACCGAAAAGTAAAGAAAATCATATGTTTCGGTATCTGTTTGATGAAGGATATGCCGAAACGTTTGAAAGACAACATTTTACTTGGCGAGATGCAGTTATCAAGGGTGAAGCGTACACTGCACCTTATGATGAAGAAGAAATGTTGAATAAAATGATGGAGTGGGGAGAGGATTCAATCCACTGGAGGACAGAATACGAGTGTGAATTTATCGAAAGTGTATCGAATGTGTTCAATACTAAACAATTGAGGAAATGTTTCGATGACTACACCTTTATCCAGCCAGAAGACGCCCGAGGAAAGAAGATTCCTAACTGTTGTGTGGGTGTGGATATTGGCAAGTCCGTTAATAGCACTGTTATTAGTGCTTGGATTACCGAAAAGTCCGACGAGGATAATATTGCAAGACTTATTTACTTGGAAGAAATCGGTCCTAAGTCAGGTGGGCACGATATACCATATCAACGACAACGTATTATGGCAATCGCTCGTGATTTTGGAGCTCAGCGTCTTATTATTGACGCTACTGGTATTGGCGGTGCGTTTGAACAGGAGATTCGATTAGAATGTATACCAGAAAGTATTCATTTTATGCCTTTTATTTTTACAGGAGGCCCAAAAGGGACAAAAACTTATGCTTATCGTGATTATGTACAGTATATTCAAAAAAATATGGTCCGCGTTCCTAATCCCCAGAATTTATCAAAGAAAGAAGAAAAACTAATGTATAAATGGTATAACGAACACGCAACATTAGAGTATGTAATGGACCATACACAAAAATCAGAGAAAATAGGTGCACCGAAAGGCAAACACGATGATTATTGCGATAGTTCAGTTTTAGGTATCCACGCTTGTTTGGGTATGTTACCAGCAGAAAGTAGTTTTGGTTCAGTGCAATTAGGTGGTCATAATCAAAGGGGCGGTCGAGGAGCTCCACGTGCCTATTCTATCGGTGCAGGGGGGCGAAATGCACCTAATAATGTTAATTTACCCCCTCGAGGTATGTAAGCAAAACTATAAATATCTGTGAAAACAGTATTAAAAGTAGGTTTTATCAATGGGTCTCGGAGATTGGATTAGCAGACGGTTCGCTACCGTCGGAAGTAACCCTCCATTTAAGGAGGATGAGCCACGTAATTTCGGTGAAGGAGTTATTAGAAGATTAAAGCTAACCAACCAGACTCAATCCTATCAATATGAAAAACATATTGGTGATAACCGTAAGTATATGAACATTTATTTATCAGACCCGATAATTAGAACTTTAATTGACTTACCTTGTTTATATGCGGTTAAAGATGGATATGATATTGTAACTGAAGACGCAGATTTGAGAGAAAAAGTAGAAAAACTTTTTACAGAAATTAATATTGATATGACAATCTATGGTTGGCTACGTAATGCTCGAATCTTTGGTTCTGGTTATTTAGAATGGACCGGAGACAACCTAGTACTGCGTTCTTCTCAAAATATGTTTATCCAAAGGAACGAACACGGCCAGTTAATGTATTATTATCAAGATACAGGGGCTGACACAGAGAATGTTAGGTTTGAACCTGACGAAATTGTACAATTACAAAATAACCCTTTTGATGATTATGCGTATGGATTATCAGACATACATACAGTTATGTATTTAGTTAACTTAAAAGATTACGCATTAAGAGATATTGGTGTTGCATTAAATAAACACGCAGTATCTAGATTTGATATATCTTGTGGTTTACCTGATATGCCGTATGGACCTGATAAAATTGATGAAATAGTTGAAGCATTTAACGCATTACAACCCGGAGAAGATATAATTCACGGTAATGACATTCAAATAAAAGAGTTAGGAGGAACTGAAAGAGCATTTGAGTATGGTAAATACACAGATGATATTATGGATAAAATACATATCGCATTAAAAGTTCCAAAAACAATGTGGGATGACCCAGAAAAAGCACGACCTATTTTTGAACCTTACGTAAAATATTTACAAAAGGCAGTAGAGTCTGCTCTTAATTCACAATTAATGCAAGAATTAGGAGACGATATTAGATTTAAGTTCAGACAATTGAACGTAGAAGATGCATTTACCAAGGCAAAAACTGATATGATATACTTATCAGAAGGAGTATTGGCATCTTCAGAAGTTAGGGCAGAAAGAGGATTAGACCCTGACGGAGTAGTTCCTTTACAACCAACGACACCTAATGTTAATGTTGCAGGAGGAAAAAACGTTGATAAAAAAGAAGAATCTAAACGAACTGATAAACGAGGCACAACCAAAAAGGGAGATGTCCGTAAAACAGCACGTAGAGCGTATGAACCTAAAAAAGGAAATAAACCAGCTGCCAATGCAACGGGAGATAGAAAATGAGTCAAATCAATAAATGCGTAAGTCAACTAGGACCAAACTTAAAAAAGCGTGGTATTACTAATCACGAAAAGATGGCCACCCAGATGTGCTCGATGTGGGCAGATGAAAACGGGGTAGAAAAAGAATTTGGAGTTGCAAAAGCAGAAGAAACACAAAAAACCTTCGCTTTAGATTTCAAAGTAGAAGATGTTAAACTTGATGAAGAGGTTAAAGAATTTACTGTAAAAGCTATAACTTCTGGGGCTCACGAGTATGAAAAAGATGGTAAAGACCATAAGGTTTATATAGAACCTAATATGCTTAAAGATAATATAGAACTCTTTAAAGAGTTGCCTATATATGTCAACCACCAAAGGACGCCTGAAGATTTAATCGGAAAGGCAATAAATCCTGAAGTGGAAGAATTAGATAATGGAAAGATTGCAATTAAAATGTTGGCACAGATATCTGAACCAACAGAAAAAGCACACGAAGTGATTGGTAAAGTAAAAGACGGGGATATTACGAATGTCAGTATTGACTGGTTTTCTAAAGATGTGGATGTGATGGGTGACATCTATGCCACAAATATTAGACCAGTAGAAGTGTCATTTATAGAAAATGATAAGATGGAAGCAGTCTGTGGAGAATGCACAATTGATAAGGAATGCAATACACACGAACCTGAACAAGTGGAAAAAGAATTTGCACAAGAACCTTGTTGTAATTCTTGTTCTAGTGGTGGGACGTGTAACGATAACGAAAAAGAGGTCGATAGTATGAGCGAAGAAGTAAAGCACAACGATTCAGACAAAATAGTCGAAAGAGAGTTTGCAAATCTTAAAACGCAACTTGCAGAGATGGAAAAGGCACACACTGAATTGACCAGTAAATACGAAGCAGCTATTGGAGCTGTGGATGATTTTAAAGCTAAAGAAGAAGAGCGCAAAGCTGCCGAAGCTGACCGCAGAAAGAAAACTTTAGTTAATAATATCATCTCCAAACAAGTACTTATTGGTTCAGTAAAGGAAGAGTCAAAGGATGACCGTTTCAAAGAGTTGGAAGATTGGGATGAAACCAAACTTGTAGGATTCAGCGAGGCTTTAGAAAACATACCAACTCCTGAGAGTGAGAAATCATTCGGTAAAGGAATTGCTGCGGATTCTGAAGAGAAAGCTGTCGAAGAAGAGGAAGAGACTGAAAGGCTCTTCGGAATGGCTTCAAATGGAGAAATCCGTTTGAACAGGAAAGCACTTAATAGAGGTGAATAAATATGGCAACAGAAATTATAGTAAATGACGGTGGAGCACCATCCCGAATTATACCATATACAGCTTATGAAACATTATCAGCTGGTGAATACGTGCATATGAACAGTGTCGGAAAAATTGTTCAACAACACGTTAGTGGCTCAAGAGGACTAGGGTTCTGCTTGACTGCTGCAACATCAGGTAACATTGCTTCAGTTGTAACTGGTCACGGAATACAGCTCAACGTCTATGTTAGCGGAACCATCGCCGCCGGAGACGATTTAATGGTAATCAGGTCAGCAGATGACGGATTAGTTAAAAACGCATACGGTTCAGGCGGAGGACACAAATCGGTCGCACTTGCTCTTGAAGCAAACAGTGGTGGCCCTAACCTGAAATTAGTACAGGTACTCTGAGGTGATTAAATATGGTTACAGCACAAAAAGGAATATTAACAACCAACAACGAAGGTTCATTTTCTAATACCGGAGGAACAGGAGAAAGAGTTCTTATTGATTATAAGGATGCATTAATTGACTACAAAGTCACTGCATTACCAGCTCTACAAATGTTTACCGAAAGAATGAACACGGATACAGGCGGAAAAATAGATATCACATTTACTCTTCCATCAATGGCTATGGAACAGATAGATGAGGGAACAACTCCAGCATACCAACACACAAAACTACGCTCCGAGAGAGTGGACGTTCGTGAGTGGGGTATGGCAGTAGGTGTTACCCGCAGGATGATTGAGGATTCAAGATTCAACGAAGTTGAATTAGCCCTCAACGAAGCAAGAAGGTCGGTAGAAAGACACATCACTAAACACACAGTTTATGCATTG